CGAACGGCGCGATCACCGGCGTGCGGCAGACCGCACTCACGCTCAAGATGGGCGCGGTGGACATTCCAATCGAGAAGGTGCTGCACTTTCGCACCTCGACGATCAACAACGACCCGAGCGGGCGCTCGATCCTGCGCAACGCATTCACGTCCTACCATTACGCGTCACACATCCAGATGATCGAGGCCATCGCCGTCGAGCGCGAGATGAACGGGATCCCCGTCGGGCGCATCCCGTCCGAGTACCTGGCCGACAACGCAACCGCAGCGCAGCAGACCTTCGCGAACGCGTTCAAGAAGATCCTGCGCGACGTCAAGTTCAACGATCAGGGCTTCGTCCTGCTCCCCTCCGACCTGATCGAGAACGAGGACGGGTCCAAGACGTCGATCCCAATGGTGCAGTTTGACCTCGTGACCGCCAAGGGAACGCGCGCCATCCCGACCGGTGACGTGATCTTGCGGCACCAGCAGAACATCGCGCGCTCAGTGCTCGCCGACTTTCTGATGCTTGGCAGCGGCGACAAGGGATCCTTCGCGCTGTCGAAGAGCAAGACCGACTTGTTCCTTGCGGCGGCGTCGGGTTACACCGAGGCCATCGCATCCGTCCTGAACCGGCAGCTCGTCTCGCGCCTCTGGGAGCTCAACGGCTTCGACCCCGATCTGATGCCGTCCGTCGCCTTCGGGGGCATCGCGCCGGTGGATCTGGCCGAGCTCGGCGCGTTCGTGCGCGACATCGCAGGCGCAGGGATGCCGCTCTTCCCCGACGACGACACCGAGAACACAATCCGGCGCGCCGCAGGGTTCCCCGAGAAGACAATGGACCCCGATCTGCTCGGGGCCGCGCCCGTTCAACCGCTCGACGAAGGAGTGCCGCAGTGAAGTTCGAAGTCTATCCCCGCAACATCTTGATCGACGTCAACGTCTACGACATCAACGCAATCGAAGTGTCGATGTCCGGCGCGACGATGATCATGCACCTTCCGGGCGTGCAGATCCCCGTCACGAACGGGCACGCGCTCCTCGAGACCCCCGCGTTCCAACGCGAGTTCGTCGAGATGAGCCCGGCGCGCTGGATCCGCGCTGACGCGATCACCTCGATGCAGCGGTTCGGCGAGGATTATGTGCGCGTCATGCTCGACGGCGTGCGCCAACCGTTCGATCTATTCCCCGGAGACGCGCCGCTTCGGCAGGTCTACACCGAGTTCAAGCAGATGCTCCCCCCGGAAACCCCGTCGTTCCTTGCTCTGGACGTCGCCGCATGAACATCGCGCTCCTCAAGATGACCGGCTCGGATGCCGTCGCCGTCTTCTTGAGGGCGGCGGAAGGCATGGATCCGAAGATCGCGCGCGCCTTTATCGCGGCGATTGAGACGATCCGGCTTCGGATCCCCGCCGAGACCATCGCAAGGATGATCGAACGGCGCGATTTCACGTCGCTCGAGAACGCCTTCGCGGGGCACTTCACCTCGACGGAGTGGCAACCCTACGGGCAAGCGATACAGCAGGCGGTGCTCGCAGGCGTCAAGGCGACGAGCGAGACGCAAGGCGTGATCAACGGCGCGCAGGAGGACTTCGAGATCCGCGTCGGGCTGAACCCGCGCCTCGAGCAGTTCGCCCAGACCATGACATCGACGCGGATCCGCGAGATCGACCAGACGACGCGCGACACGATCCGGCAGGTGCTCCAATCGGGCACGACTGCGGGCGACGATCCGTTCGCAATCGCGCGCCGGATACGCGGCTCAATCGGGCTGACGCAGCGCCAAGAGGCGGCGGTCAACAACTACGAGCGGATGCTGCGCGCGCTCGACCCCGAGGTGCTGGACCGCAAGCTGCGCGACCGGCGTAGCGACGCAGCCGTCGGGCGCGCAATCGCCAACGACAAGGCGCTCACCGACGCGCAGGTCCGGTCGCTGGTGGACAGGTATCGCGACAGGTACATCAAGTACCGGGCGAACGTCATCGCGCGCACCGAGAGCATCCGCGCCGTGCAGGGCGCGCAGTGGGAGCTCTTCCAAGACATGATCAACAAGGGGCAGATCGACGCGCGGCAGGTCCGCCGGACGTGGATCAACACCGGGGACGGCAACGTCCGAAACTCTCATGTGCAGATCCCCGACTTGAACCCGCGCGGCGTCGGGCAGGGCGAGACCTTCTCGAGCCCCCTCGGCCCGATCCTTTACCCCGGCGATCCCAGCGCGGTCGCCGCGAATACGATCCAATGTCGGTGCGCGGTCTTTGCGCGCATCATCTCTCGCGATCTGCTCCCGTCCTCTCCGGGAGCGATCGTCGCGCCACCTCCGCCGCCACCTCGTCCAGTTCCAAGCGCACCTCCTCCCGCGCCGGTGATCTCGGATGCAGAGCGGCGGCGGAGGGTCTGGGCGAACAAAACCACAGACGAGCGTCTCAACGTCGCACCGGCGTTCATGGAGACGGATCCGGCGCGCATGGCGATCATCGAGAAGGTGGGCTATTTGAAGGGCGGCGTGAAGTTCGCAGCCAAGGGCGCGCATCACGACGGTTCGATCATGCAGATCCAAATGGACAACCGCGACACCGCAGATCTGGCCTATCAGCGCGTCATGAGGCACGAATACGGGCATCACATAGATGCGCGGATCGAGGTCGACATCTTGGACCAGCGTAAGCTGGGGGGGCCAAACGTCCGCGCTGGCGTCCTCGGTCCATCGCGCCTCGCTTATCCAGACATGGAAAAGGACGCGGCTCTGTTACGCCGGCAGATGAGCGGGGCCTATACGAACGGATGGGTTAGCGATCCCGCGCGGATCGTGCCCGGGAACCGAGACTACAAGGCGAAGATCGAAGAGGCGCGCACGAATGTCAGGCGCACTCTTCGAGAGATCCTGCGCTCCGAAAAAAGCGACGACGAAAAGCGTGCGGAAGTCGAGAGCCTGTTTACTGATCGCGATCTGGACTACGCCTACGCGCGAAAGTTTTATTCGCACTTGCTAAGAAGCGATGATGTGAACGACGTGAGCTACCGCGAAGGCGTGATCGACTTCTTGGCGGCGTTCGACACGGGAGACCACCGAGCTCTGATATACGACGCCACTAGCATCAGTCACGCGAGCCCGTTGAGCGGACTATCCGACACTCTCGGCGCGCTGACGAACCAAGACATCGGTTATATGTTCGGGCACGAGTGGGACTATTATAGGCAGTTCGCGGAAGCTGATCGCACTTGGGGGCCGCAGCTAGACAAGTTCGGGTTCAATGTCTTCGGCAAAGGCTCGCTCAATCCTTATGCTACCAAGTTCGCGCACGATTACGGCACAGGAAACGCGGCGCAGTGCTGGGCAAACTGGTTCGACGCCTACATGAGCGGCAGCAAGACCGAATACACGATTTTCAAGCGGCTCTTCCCCAACACATCCGCGCGGTTCGAGCGCATCATACAGGATTATCTCGATGGCAAGCCGAATTTATGAGCAGTATTGCGCGCGGTTCCCCGAGACAATGCCGGACAGTCGCGCCTTGTCACCGGCGATCTTGGCACGCTTGGACCAGATCATGCAGACCGCTTTAAATCGCGGGATGCCGATCACCGACGCAGACATCGGGGGACCGCAAGACAAGCCGGATCCATCAAAGGGCAAGGTGCTATGACGACGAACGGCTACACCAAGACGATCAAGCCGGTGCGCGACTGGACCGAACGCATCTGGCGGCTCATGCTCGGGGATCAAGTCGAGATCGCGCGCGGGCGCATGGAGGGCGCGCAGCCGGTGGCGGTCACCGGCGTCCTGACGACGGCGGGCGCGGTGACGGAGATCATGGTCTTCCCGGGCTCGACGGTCAAAGATCCGTCGGTCGCGCCAAGCGGGGGCGTGCAGATGACGCTGGTCTCGACCAGCGCGCAGGACAGCGCAGCGGGGACGGGGATCCGGACGCTGCGGTTCAACTACCTCGACGCGGATCTCAACCCGCACAGCGAGATCGTGACGCTCAACGGCGTGACGCCGGTCGTGACCGTGGCGACCAATGTGCGCTGGGTCGGGGATCTGGCCGGGCTCACCTTCGGATCCGAGAAGCACGCCGTCGGCGACATTGCCGTGACGAACGCGGGCACGCGGTATAAGTTCCTCGATCTCAACGCGCGCGCCACACGCAGCACCGCCTTCCGCGTCCCCGCAGGCAAGCGCCTGATCGTGCACTCGCTCTTTGCCGGTGCTTCGTCGGGCAGCGCGGCGGCGAAGGTGCAGGCGTCTCTCGTCGCCTCGGTGGTGGGCAATCTCGACGGGACCGTCGACCGTTTCGAGGACAGCGGTCTGCTCTTCGAGCAAGGGACGATTGAGCTGCAAGACGGCACGACGGCGCTCGCAGATGGCGCGCTCGCAGCACTTCCAGCCGGCGCAATTATCGGGTTCCGCGCCACCACGGACAAGGCCGCGACCGTCTCGGCGGGGTTCTACGGGTGGCTCGAAGATGTCGATTGAGCGCGCCAAAACACCCCGCTTTTCGTTCTCTCTTTGTTCAGGAGGAGAGGACAGACTTCCTTATATACATTTCCTCTCCTCTCCTCCGGTGGGAACCCGAAGGGGAACCCTGCTAACGCAGGGGTACCCCTCCGGGGTTCTTGCCGATTTTGACCCCCGGCGCGCGAGCTGTACTCCTGCGTCCTCCACGAGGATCTGATCCATGCCATACGACAGCAACGACGCGCTCCCGGATCCGGTCAAGCGCGTGCTCCCCGACGATAAGGCGCGCACGATCTGGCGGCGCGTCTTCAACGACAGCATGAAGCGCGGCTACCAAGAGGGCCGCTCGTTCGGCGCGGCTTACGCTGCGATTGACAGCGCGGGCTACAAAAAGGGCGAGGACGGCGTCTATATCGCCAAGATGGACGAGCAGTTCGCCGAGGCGGTCGAGAAGGCGCTCTATCAGGGCCGCGACGTCGAGCTCGACAAACCGTTCCGCCTACCGGCAGGCGCGAGCAAGAAGTTCGGCGTCTACGTCAAGGCCGGGGACAAGGTGACGAAAGTCACGTTCGGGGATCCGGACATGGAGATCCGGCGCGACGACCCAGAAGCGCGCGCCAATTTCCGCGCGCGGCACTCATGCGACACCGCAACGGACAAGACCTCGGCGCGTTACTGGTCTTGCCAGATGTGGGAAAGTGGAACCTCAGTTTCGGAGATGACGAAGATGAACAAGCGGCAGATTTCGGACGACGTCTTCACGACGACGATGGAGGCGGTGCAGCGGTCGCACCAGCTCGGGCTCGGGCTGGTCGCGCACATGACCGAGGGACCGGACGGGCAGGCGTATTATATGCCGGGCGAGAGCCACGACGCTTACCTCGCGCTCGTCGGCGAGACCGGCATGATCGGGCCGGATGGGGCCGAGTTCGAGAACCCTGCGGTGGAGCTGATCGAGAGCGTCGTCAGCGCGGCGATCGAGGCCGTGATGGAGGCGACGATGGAGAAGCGCGCGGCGAAGATCATCAAGCTCGACGAAGAGGCGCGGATCGTCTGGGGATGGGCGTCGGTCGTCTCAATCGACGGCAAGCCGCTGGTCGACAGACAGGGCGATATCATCTCCGCCGACGTGATGACGAAGGCCGCAGACCGCTTCATGCTCGACGTGCGCGTCGCCAAGGCCATGCACGAAGGCGCGCAGATAGGGGAGGTCATTCACTCATTCCCCCTCACCAAGGCTCTGGGCGAGGCGCTGGGCGTGCACTCCGCGCTTGAGGGATGGATCGTGGCTATGAAAGTACACGACGATGGTGTATGGAACAGGGTCAAGAGCGGCGAGCTGGCCGCGTTCTCAATCGGGGGCATAGGGAAGCGCAATGCCATTTAACGTCACAGACCTAGAGCTGATCGAGCTCTCGCTGGTAGACGAACCAGCGAACCCCGCCGCGCGCGTCGTCCTGTTCAAGCGCTACGACATGATGCCCGATGCGGACAAGATCAAAGAACTGATCGAGAGCGGAATGTCGGAAGACGACGCTCGAGATCAAGTTGCGCGCATGAGGCGCAACAAGGGAACCGGCCCGACCGGCGATCAGGGCAAAGGGGGTCAATCTATGTCCGATCAAGAGAAGCGCCTCGTGGATCTCGAGGCCGCAAACAAGCGCCTTGAGGGCTCGGTCGACGCGCTTGTGAAGGTGCTTGATGCCGAGGGCTACGTTGTCCAGATCGCGGACACCGCCGTCACCGTGGAAAAGCGCAAGGCCGAGGATTACATCGACGTCGCTGGCGAGCCCGTGCTGAAAAGCGCGCTCCCCGCAAGCGTCATCGCTATGATCTCGAAGCAGGCCGGGGAACTGGCCGCAGTTACCAAGAAGCTGGAAGTCGAGGAGCTGGTCAAGCGCGTGAACGCCGAGATCCCGCACCTATCGGGCGCTCCGGCGATGAAGGGCGCGGTTCTCAAGGCGGTCGACGCGATCACCGACGACGAGATCCGCAAAGCCGCTCACGCAATGCTCAAGGGCGCGAACAGTCTCGCCTCGAAGCTGACCCGCGAGTTTGGCACCGTCGCACCGGAAGAGACCGACGCGATGACCGAGCTCAACAAGATGGCAGAGGCACACGCAGCCGAGCACAAGGTGACGTTCGCCAAGGCATTCGCCGACGTGACGCGCACCGGGCGCGGCGCGGAGCTCTTCTCTAAACGCAACCACGTCCAGTAAGGAGGTCCAGCGATGGCTACTCAAGAAAACATGACGACTATTTCGCTGGAGGCCGGACAGGATCTCAGCGCAAAGCAGTTCCACTTTATGTCAGTAGCGGCGGACGGGCAGATTGACCCGACCGGCGCTGGCGTTATCGCGGTCGGCGTCTTGCAAGACGCACCCGCAGCCGCTGGTCGTGCCGCTCTTGTAGCGGTCGCTGGCAAGACCAAGGTCATCTGCGGGGGCACTGTTACCCGTGGCGGGCCGGTCATGTCTAACGCCTCCGGCCAGGCTCTCACCGCCACCTCGACGAACCTCATTCTCGGGACGGCTCTTGAAACCGGCGCAAGCGGACGGATCATCGAGATCGTATTCCATCCGCGCGGCGCAGTATAAGGCAGGGGGATTTAAATCATGTCGCAACCTACTGTTGGCGCGTTCCACATCGACGCAGCCCTTACGAACATCTCTCTGGCATTGCTGCAAAACCCGCAGAGCTTCGTCGCTTCGCGCGTCTTCCAGAACGTGCCAGTGCAGAAGCAGTCGGATAAGTACTTCACCTTCGACCGCTCCTACTTCAACCGCAACGGCGCAAAGAAGCGCGCCGCCGGTGCTCGCGTCTCCGAGGTCGGTTACGCCATCTCGAACGATAGCTATTTCTGCGAAGAGTACGGCGTCGCGATCCCGATCCCCGATCAGGTCCGCGCTAACGCAGACGCAGCCGCCGATCCTGCTCGTGCAGCCGCCGAACTGGCGACGCACCAGATGCTGATCCAGAAGGAGACCGACTTCTCGTCGTCCTTCTTCACGACTGGGCTATGGAGCACCGACATCACCGGCGTCACCGCGTCTCCGACCAGCGGTCAGGTCATCAAATGGTCTGACACGACTTCGGGCGATCCTATCGGCAACGTGCGCACCGGCATCGACACGATCCTCGGGTCGACCGGCATCAAGCCGAACGTGATGGTCATGGGCCGTCAGGTTTACTCGACGCTGATCGACCACCCCGACGTCCAAGGCCGCATCAGCGGAGGCGCGACCACCGCGCAGCCGTCAATCGCCTCGCTGAACCTGCTCGCGCAGCTCTTCGAGGTCGACGAGGTCATGGTCGGCGAAGCGATCCAGAACACCGCAGCAGAGGGCGACACCGCCGCTCACTCGTTCATTCTGGGCAAGAAGTGCCTCTTGACCTACCGCCCCGCATCACCGGGCATTATGACCCCGGCAGCGGGCTACACCTTCTCATGGGCCGGTTATCTTGGCGGGACGAACGAATACGGCTTCGTCGTCGACACCAAGCGCCGCGATGAGGAGGACACCGACGTCATCCGCGCTCGTGCTCACTACGATCACAAGCTCGTCTCGGCTCCGCTGGGCTTCTTCTGGGACGCGATTGTCGCATGATCAAGCTCGAGCAAAGGTCTTTCCAGAAGTCGGATCCGCTCTTCGCGTTCCGCTCGTTCATGGCTCATGGACGGCAGTTCAACCGAGGCGCGGCGTTCGACTGGCAGTCCCTCGGGATCGCCGCAGAAAAGGTCGAGCTCCTATTCCGGGCGGGTAAGGTCCGCCATTACGCGCCCGGAAACTCCGCAGTCGACCTCACGGACAAAGGTCTCGGCGTTAAGCTCGCCGAGACTGTCGCAGATCCGATCCCCGCGCCCAAGCGGCGCAGCGTGAAGGTGGCGGCATGACGTGGACCTACGGGGGAGCGCCCGGCACAACGAGCGCAACAACGCGGCGCGATGCCGTGCGC